TGCATATTTGAGGCCAGAGCCTCCTCCCATTTCTTTAGTTGGTACATAAGATCCGATAACATCGTAGGTGTGGTTGGTAACGATCATTGGAATTTTAGCTTGACCCAACTTAAGAGTAAGCATACGGAATGCACCTTTGACCAGTTGCGATTTGGTCATGTCACGAACTTGTTTTTCGTTCAGTGCATCCGTAATCTCTTTCTCAGTGGAAAGCATACCCAAAGAGTCTAACACAAACATACAGGGTTTGCGATCCTCTAATGGTTTCTTAAGGTATATATCGACCGCTTTCAAAGCCTTACTACGAAACTCTTCGATAGTAACGACGTTGACAACAACTACCCTGGTGAGATCAATACCCCTAGACTCAAGTAGGGATTTGTTAACAGCGGCTTCAGTATCAAAGTAGAGACAATAACCATCGGGGTTAGTATCAAGAAAATTCTTAACCACAGCGAGAGAAAAGAAAGTCTTTCCAGTAGAAGACTCTCCAGCAATAGCAGTAATCTTATTCCCAGATACACCACCAAATACACTACCTGAAACCAATGCATTAAAAATGTACGAACCTGTGTCCACATAAGTTTCGGTCTCGTCTATTTCAGATGCAAGTTGAGTGTATTCGTCACCGATTTCTTTTACAATATCTTTGAGAAAATCCATTAAGCTACCATTCCGTATTGTTCACGAAGAATTTTTTTATAAGGAAGATCCTGTTCTCGAAGTTCCTTTACAAGTTTCAGTTTTTGATACAGCGCAGTATCACCACCGAGAGCCATTGCACTAATAATCGTATTCAGTTCATCATCATTAATGGGAAGATCCATTCAATACCACCTCAGGGTCTTAAGATATTCTAACACGTTTTCGCGCACATCCAAAAGTTCAGTATAACACTTCTGATTGTGGGCACACTGCCGCAGTTCCTGATCTGGTTTCAACACACTTTCAATAAACAAATCAAGGCCTCTATTCCATTTGATTTGTTTTGACTCGTTATCGGGAACGGGATTTTGGTCTTTCATGAGAAGAAAAGATCTAGGTTTACGGATTTTTCCACACCCCATCCTATCACATCCAAGATGATTTTCAAGGGGTCTAGAAATGATTTTTCAAATTGAAGGTCATAGTCTACATACTTCTCAATCCCAAGTTCCCTGGGGAAGTCCTGAATAAAGGACATCACGTTTTCGTGAATTGGATTGGGGCTGCGGAGATAACAGAATTTGATCTTCTCGCCATTCTTAATCAATGAGTATTTACCATCCAAACCAAGACGTTTTACATGATGGTTGAACAGAAGGGCTCCACGACAATGAATGGGAGTTCCTTTTGCATAGATGGATTGGTTACTCTTGTACTTGGTAACTTCACTCACAGAACGAGGGAATGAAATCTCTTCTGGAGGGAGTTTCTTAAACTCTTTACGGAAGTTATCGATGAAGTCAATCATCTGGTCTTCCGTTCCACTCATCATCACCTTGAGTGCATCCTTAATAGCCTTACGGCAAGGTGCAGGAGTGGAAGACTTAACAGCTTCGATACCCATGATCTTCAGTTTAGGTTCTGCATATCGCACACCTTCACTGTCATGCACATTGAGAATGTATCGCTTCTTCGCAGTCCAAATACCACGGTCAGCGATGTTCTCACGTTTCATCTGCATCTTCTGATCATATGCATTAACGTAAGTCGCCAACGCCTGATAGCTCTTCTCAATGAATGGCTCCATCTGGACTTCGCAAGCTTTATTGAGAAAGTCAACGACCTTTCCTTTATCACGTACTCCTTGAGGGAATATATGATCAACAAGTGGGCCAAGATGTAGATAGATAGAATCGGTATCAGACGCGATAACATAATCAACGCCGTCAGTTTTGAGTATTTTATTTAGATACCCATTCATTCTATTCTCAATCCAACGGATAGAGACCTGACCAGAGAGTGTAATCGCTTCTGCGTTTGCAAGTTTGTAATATCGAAAATACTGATTACCGATGGCACCATAAGCAGAGTTAAGAGAAATCTTCTTAGCCATTTGGATGTTATTGCACCGTGCAATCTCTTTCTGTAGTGCAATAGATGGGGACTTCTCATTCTCCTTCTTGGCTTGGATCATCTTCTTCTTGAAGATCACACGTTCATCATAATACTTCTGCATCAGTTCAGGGAGGAATCCCTGTTCATCCTTACGATACATCGCACCATTGGCACAGACTGCATAGTCTTTATGCAGTTCAAAGTTTATCTCTTCTGCAAGTATACGTTCAACTGTAGCCGTTGGGTGTCTCTCATCCAGGAGCGTCTCTGGTGAGATGTTGTACTGCATAATAAGATGAGGGTACAGAGAGTTAAGGTCAAAAGAGACCACCCAATCATACTTTCCAGGAATCGGTTCCTTGACGTAGGCTCCTGCATACTTCTCATCCTTTTCGGATCTTTCTTTGGGAGGAATAACGATGTCCTTCCTCTTTAGATAGTTATAAATGATGCAGTCCCAAAGTCGCACTTGGTAAAAAATGTCCTGATAGTTCACCTTGGCATCATAAGCCATAGTCAGGGCGAGTTCAATCAACTTGAGTTTATCCTCAAGTCGGTCTACCAGTTCCACGTCAACAATGTTGTATTCAACAAACTTCTGCCAACCATTTGTGTAGAAGTCTTTGAAGGTATCAAACTCACTGTGATCTAATTTCTGTTGACCCAGTTCCTGTTGTGCAATGTAGTCTAGACGGAACGATTCTTGGTTAGGAGTACCAGGAGACCACCGATACAGGCGCATGTAATCCAGGATGGCTACACCACCAACGTCCACACAGAAGTTCTTGCGGCCCTGTACAAACACCTCCTGTTGAGTCACCAGACCCCAGGGAGACAGTCGCCGCATCAGTTTCTCCCCTAGGACACGGTTCAGGCGTCCTGCAAGGTACGGAAGGTCAAAGAACTCACAGTTCCACCCAGTCACCACGTCAGGGGTGTTCTCGATCCACCATTGGATCCAGGCACTCAACATTGAATACTCATCAGGAAACTGACGGTAATCAACGTTCTCTTGTTTGTTGTTGAAAGGTCCTACACCCCAAGTGATGATTTGTTTGGTATTGAAGTCCTGAATAGTGATCAACAGGAGTTCTTCACTTGTACTCTCAACGTCGGGAAATCCATACTCAGCCTTGGTCTCAATATCAATCGTTACAAGATTGATCTTTGACATATCAAACTCAAGGTGTTCATCTGGATAGTTGTCGGAGATATATTGATAGATGAAACGTTCAAATCCATAGATGTTAAAACCATCCACGTTATCGTACTTCTTCATGAAGTCACGGGTTTCGCGGATGGTTCCAGGACGAACTGGTTCAACTGGTTCACCTTCAAGAGTACGGAACTTACTCTTTTTGTTTTTTGCAGATACAAACAGGGTGGGATTGAAAACCTCCCTGTTCATGTATCTCTTACCATTTTCATAACCACGGACCAACATTTGGTCCCCAACCATTTGAACGTTCGTATAAAATCGCATCAGGTAATCTTCAAGTAGTAATCAAGGAGTTCTTTCGTTGGCTCTACGAAAGTGAGAACGTCATCCGACCTCATCAGTATAACATCTTGTGGAGTAAAATCCAACCAGGGAACAATTCTATTCTCTGCACGTTCGTTTGGGCAACCAGGTTTTGTTAGAACTTCATATGGTTTAATCAGTTTGCAATCTGGTTCTCCAATATCACCACCGACTTCCGCAACCTCAGAAATCAAAATCGTCTTATTCTTCAAGAATAGACATTGTACGTTCTTTTGCATTTAATTGTTCCTCGTATGATGTTTTCAATCTTTCAAGTGGTTCTGCAATAGTGATCACCCAGTCAGCTGGGATTTGGAATTGTTTGTCATCAGAGAATGGTTGCCATTTGACAAAATTAACACTAACACGATTTGGATCTTCTTCTTCGTTTAGTGTCATAGCCCGTGACAAACTAAGAGTTCTAGGTTCTGTTAGAAGGAACCCGATAATTTTCTCTTTCCCATCTTCCTCAAGAACAAGTTCTTTCACATCAGCGATGACTTCTTCCAGAGATTTAAGAACTACTAATTTTACAGACATCTTTTTCTCCAAATTATAAAAGGGGTTACCTAAAAAGGCAACCCCACTGCATGGCACGCAGGTGTAAGTATTTAGAGGTAATCCTTACGAGCGTGATGTTCTGGAACTATTTTTCCAAGGACGATTCTGAGGAGTCCGTCTTCGAAGATGACTTCCCGTACTTCTGTGTCGTCGGATAAAGTCCACGCTCGTTGAAAACTTCTTTGAGCCAATCCCTTGTGGATAAACGTCTTGTCGGATTCGGTGTCCTCCCGTTGCCCTTCGACAAAAAGTTTTCCATACTCCGTGAAAACATTGACCTCTCCTTTTTTAAATCCAGCTAGTGCGATTTCTAGATGCGACTCAACATTATTTACCTGAATAAGGTTATAAGGTGGATAGTTCTTTGTAGTTTCATGAAGATTGAATAGACGATCAAAGTATTCGTCCATACCAATGCTGTTCTTGGTGATCTTATCCATCAAGGTATTAAGATCCGCAGCCGTATACCTGGTGAGGTTAGTCATTTGTACTTCTCCTTTGAAAGCGAGATTAGATTGTGTGGACCCTTTCGGCATCCAATACTAATTATACAAGAAGACATAAAAAAGGGGGTGTTGGTAACCCCCCATAAAGTAGCGTATATTCCGTATGTATAGAGTCGCGCACGAAAGAGCGACGTTCTATTTATGCGGTTTCTTCTACTTTTTTCTTCTTGCCAATGTTGTACTTGGTCTCCAGAGCCCATTCATTCTTCTCTTTGTAAGAAAGAACTTTGATCTGGTTCAAAGGGGCAACCTCAGCCACCGATTCCTCCACGACAACATCAATCAGTCCCCAGTCACACAGAAGTTGTGTGATGCGATTACGACGTTGAACATCATTCACAGTAAGATTGGCTTTCTTACCATCAAGGGCAAACAGTTCCTTGAAGTGAACGATGAAATACTTACCCTGTTTGTGCAGGATGTGGCATGACTGGTAGAGTTTTTTCTCCTTACGGGATGCAACTCCAATACGGGTCAGGGTCTCACGGACCTTGAGAAAATCATCGGGTTCTCTCAAAGTCACTTCTACCATTTTATCAGGAGACCAACGAACCTCAGGTTCCGCGATACTCATTGTTTTCCTCCAGTATCAAGTTTAGATCTAATAAATGCAATTTGTTCAGGAGATAAAATACGGAGGGCTTGTTGTGCCTTTTCATTACTATAACCATAGTAAGATTTAACTACATCAAGGTCCTTGACTTTATCCTTTCGGAGCCAGGGAGAAAATCTCTTCCTTTTCCTCACACTATTTAGATAAAAGTCATATTGGAGTTTCTTTGGTAGTGAATGAGCGATGTTCATCTCATTCGCGTAGAGG